GTAATCGTGAGCCGTCCAGGTTGGCAGCATGAATCAGTCGAGTACTGCTGGAACGCAAACACATCACCAGGCTCAACCTCAATCAGCCCTGATCCGGTTGCAGAGTTTTGATTGGTCAGCTGTGTAACAACCCCGTTAAGAATGATTTGTGGCGGGTCATACCAAGCACCATCGTTCGTCTGATAAGCCCATTGGAACCCCAACTCATTCGTGTCCTCTGGGATGGTGGCCTGCATCCGCACCCAATGAGACTGACCAGCACACGTCCCACCATCAGCACCCGTCAACCTAAACCCACCCTCAACCGGCTCAACCGTCCCACCCTGCTCAGCAAGACAAGACTTCGAGAACTCCCACACACCCAACCCGTCAGCCTCAGCCTTGGATGAAGTGAAAAGAAAACCTACTAACGCTGGAAAGAAAATTAGATAGCGAGAGAGTCGACCCAAACTTGATTTGCTTCGTCCCACGAATAAACTTTCCCATCCGCAGGGTAATCAATCGGTGCTTGCCAATCATAGTTCTCATCAATTGACCAAGACGCAAACGGTTTGGGTGCGATAAACACGTCAGCAGTTTCGTTGTATGTGTAACCAACACCTGCATATTGTTTGCGAATGTTGTTGTTGTATGAAGTACGAACACAAGTTTGACCTCTGAAGTTCCCATACCATTCTTCAGGAGTTAAACCATCAATCAATTCATCTTCATCTTTTCCAACAATAACTTCGGTCACAACATTGTTGTCGTCTAGGAATGCGTAATGTGCCATCAGACAGTCACCGACCCTGTACCAGCTGTGAATTGATAAACACGATACCCAGGACGAATCGCTGTGCTAACAGAATAGGTAAGTCCACCACCGATAGTTGTTAACGCATCAAATCCATCAGGGTATGCAATGATGACAATTCCTGACCCACCGTTTGCACCGGCTGTACCAGACCCTGCACCGCCACCGCCACCGCCTGTGTTCGCTGTGCCGTTTGTTGCTGTGTTGGCGTTCGGGAATGCACCACCTGTTCCGCCGCCGCCAGTTCCGCCTACACCAATACCGACCGACGCAGCGTTTGTTGAACCGCCGCCGCCGCCTCCACCAGAATATGACACCGAACTACCCGTTATCGAGTTGGCTGATCCTGCACCACCATCACCACTCTTAGTGTTTGAATGTGTTTCGCCTACTGCAGATGCACCACCGCCACCACCAGCAGGACGATATGCAAAACCTCCTGAGGTGTAGAAAGTTCCGTTGCCACCGTTGTTTCCTTGTGATGGTGACGTTGATGGTGTGTTACCTGAACCAACACTCAAACCTGTACCGCCACCTGCACCGCCACCAGAACCACCCGATCCACCATTTTGATCGTAACGACCAGCAGTACCACCACCAGTTGAAGTTATGGTCGATAGAACGCTGTCAACACCTTTAGTTGAAACTCCACTCCCACCAGAAGAACCACCAGCACCACCACCACCAACGGTTATTGTGAACGAACCAGATATTCCAAACGACGCTGAGGTTCGATAACCTCCCGCACCGCCACCACCGCCAGCCTCATTACCACCACCGCCACCACCGCCAGCAACAACAAGATATTCAACTTCTGTTGGTGCGCCTAAACTTGCACCCACTCCAGCCAAGATTTGCATGGTGTTATGCGCTTACGTTGCCGACCATAATCCAAGCGTCGGTATCCCACTTGAGTACGGTACAAACAGCGTATTGAGTTGTGAGTTTAAGTTTTCCACCAGCAGATCGAATCACAGCTGTACCACCCGCAGCAAAAGTTGCGGTACCGGTACCAAGCAACATGAAGTTGAGTTGGTCACCGATAGCGAATGCGGTTGTTGCGTTCGCTGGGATAGTGATTGTTTGCGCTGCAGCATTATTCAAAGTCGTTAACTGTCCGACTTGGGCGGTGCCAGGTGTGTAGGCCGTACCTGTTTGGGCGTTAACAGTTATGAGGCTGTTTGACAACGCTGACATTGATGCTGCGGTGAGGGTGTCACCAGGGGTGAATGTTGGACGTACTGCCATAGTGACTCCTACTCTAGCCGATAATCAGTTTACGCTAACGCCTTCGAATCATCGTTAAGTGTATCCGTATCAAGAATGAAGTACGTGTAGATACGTGTTGGGTTCGGATACAGGGTGACGATATGACGGTCTGGGGTGATGTCATGTGAGATGCCTTCGAGTGCCATGATTTGTGTGACCGTTGATGGGGTTGAGTTCGGGAATGATTTCGTGACCGATACTTGTGACCCAATGTCGAGTGAGCCGATGGTGGTTCGTTGTGCATCGGTCAGGCCGTTCATGATGACCTGAATGTTCCCAAACCAAAACGCAGGAACAGGACGTGTCAAATAACCTGCAAGGTCTCCAGCATCATCAAGTGTTTCTAACAGGGTGACAACGAGCGGTGTTTCTTGGACACCGAACTCAGCCACCGATGAGGCAACAACCGCTTGAGCATATTCAATGCTTGGTTGCAAATTATCTATTGTTGGTAGTGGCGGGGTGATAGCAACGTTTACGGTGTTGATGACTGATGGGTTTGTTGGGGTGAAGTCGTTTGGACGTGCAGCTGATTCCCTAGCGAAATAGTCTGCTAGTTCTGCTTCAACTTGAGCAATATCAAAGCTGAGACTGATGTCCCAAGAGAATGAACCAAATGACATGTCAGTTGCTCACAATGTCAAAAGTGGTGTATGGGACAGCTGTACCTGGTGCGTCAGACAGGTAACAATCAATGCTTTGTAATTTGCCGAGGAGCCGTCTATCAAAGTGGAAGTTTCCTGAACCATCCACCCAGATTCGACCTTGCTCAGAGTTGTGGACACGCATGATGTATTCCAGCACCGATGACGAAGCATCGATTGGAGCGTTCCCTAGGTTCGCTGCACCTTGCTCCAATATTTTCTGTCCAGGTCTGCCGAACGCATTGACTGAGGACAGTACCGAATCAATACGTTCATCAGACCTTTGAGGAACAACCGATCCAGCAGCGACCTTGGTGTTGTTCAACTCAAACAAACCATCAGAACAGTTGATAGTCACTAGTGAGCGGTTCGGGTTCTCAATCTGCTGACTGTACTGAGTGATAACCCCTGTAAACAGGTAGGTTCCATTACGGCTAATCCTGACAGCAGAGTTCAACTCAAACCCCAACCGACCCTTAGCCGTGTTCCAATAAGGCGAACCCTCATTCACCAGGCTGAAGCTGTAATCCAAATCCTCAATCTGCAACGTCGCAGTCGAAGGCTGACCGGTAGGGTCACGGAACCTGTTCTGCCTACCACGATTGATAGACACCTGTTTTACATAATCGGTCACATCTTGCCAGTCAGTCGTACCCTCAAGGAAATAAGTTGTTGAATCCAACAAACCAGCGACAGCGGAATCCAAGACGAACGCATTAGTCGACGCACCATAATCCATCTCCACCGTATAGGTGCCACAGTTAGGAATCGCAACAGCCATCGTGCTACTTAACAGTTACAGGGATTCTGCCCTTAGTCCGATTGTAAGACTGCAACGACTCAACCACCTTCTCAGCCAAACCCTGCTCCGCAATCGCAGCATTGATAATGATATTCACAGTCTGACCACCCAAACCATTCAAATCCTTCAACGGAATCACCAGCTCTGGCCCGGCCTCACCGATTAGAGCTGCCATAGGATTTTTTACCAACCCACCCTTAGCCATCGCAATCAATTTCCCAGCCTGCCAATCAGCAAACAACTTAGGGAACTTCGCTTTAGAGTCAGCAAACGGAGTGGCAGATGTCAAGGTTTCGCTCTTTGGATGCAACGCTTTAACAGCATCCATGAACGTAGCAAACTTCACGCCCTTCGATGGTTTAGGCATCAAAGCCTCAAACGGGTTAGGTTGACCACTAAGCGTTTTGAAATACGTCATAATCAAATCAATCGTTTCCTGCAACGAATCATTGAAATCATCCTGAGCGTCCGTAGTGTTTTGAACCGCAGCTTCCCAATCCTCATACGCAGACACCTGGTCAACAATCGCATCCTGCACCATTGCCAACGCCTCGTCATAAAGAATCGAACCAACAGTCGCACCAAAAATCGTGTCATTCAACAAACCTTGCTGGGTGTTCAACTCCTTAGTTGCATCAATCTGCGCATCAATCGAATCCGCAACCGACAACTTCGCCTCAGCAACAGCCAACTCTGCGCGACGAATATCCATAGCCGAAGACTCAGGGTCTTTACGAACCTTAATAAGATTCGCCTCAGCATCAGCAACCGAATAAATAGCCTCCTCAACCGCAGCATTCGCACGTTGCTGACCACGCAAAGCACGATCAACCTCAACCTGTGCAGCCTTCGCCTCAGCCGAACCAGCACCAAACCCACGCTCAATCTGAGCCAACTTCGCCTTAGCAGCAGCCAACCTGTCATTCGCACCAGTCAACGACAGAAGCGACTTACCCTCAGCATTCCTAGCCTTATTCAACCGATCCTGCGACGACTGGGTTTTGTCTATCTGTCTGCCATATTCTTTCAATATCTCTGTAGCGTCTTTTAATGATTTAGTAACAGACTTGCCACTACCGCTCAAAGTGTCCTTGACATCTTCAGCAGAACCTTTGAAGTTCGTTTGCTGGTTGATTGCGTCACGAATGTTCAGTTTGTAATGATTTACAGATGTTCCTAATTTGTCAAACGAGTTCATCAGAGGCACAATAGGGATTTGCTCTTTGACCGAAGACTTCATGTCTTCCCAAGCACCCTTAAAGTCAAGAGTCGTAGCTCTATATGCAGCTCTCGACAAATAGATGAACGGAGCGATTGCGTTAGTAGCGAGGGCAAAACCTACCGCTATGAACTTAAGTGTTGAGACAATGGCCTTACCGGCACTACCTGATTCAAATAAGAGTTGCTGGAAACCTGCGAGCAGTCCTTTTTCACCAATGACTGTGGTGACTCTTTGGATGGCTGGTGCAACATTGTTAACTAAGAACTCAGAGAACCTTTGGAGATACGGCAATAACGCTGCGCCTACTGTTTCTAATATCTCACCGAACTGACCTTGCAGAATCTTTAACTGTCCACCGAAGGTTCCAGCAGCGGTTTCCGCAGCACCACCGAACTGGTCATTCAACAGACCTACAACCTTTTCAAAGTCTTTGGACTTCTTGATGTTGTCGTCAAGTGGGATACCAAGTTTGGATAACGCTGTGAACTGTCCCTGGCTGGCCTTAGCCAACGCCAGCGAAACAGAAGCAAGGTCTTTACCTGTGGCAGCAGAAATATCTTGAGCAGTATTCAACAATGATTGCGATTGAGTCAGGTCACCTGTTGCTCGAACCAAAGTCCCCAACGACGAACGAAGCTCTGTGTCAGAGGTTCCGGTGCGGAGTTGGGTCACCGAAATATACCGTTCAGCCGAAGCCGTCAACGCCTCATTGGCTCCAAAGGTTTTCTCCAGCTGACGCTGCAACTCTGCCTGTGATGCTTGGTCTTCCATCGCAGCCTTCACCGCTTTAGTCAACCCAACAGCAATAGCACCGAATGCTGCGGTAGCCCCAACCGCCAAAGCACCAAACAAAGGTGAGGTCTTAGAAACCTGATTCCCGAAACCCTTGATGTCACCGGATAGAAGTTTCAGTCCTGCTTTGGCTGAAGCAGTATCAGAAATGAATTTAACAACGAACGTCCGCTCACCAGCCATGCGACGATTCTACTCAATAACAGACAACCCATTCCGCAAGGCAACAAACTCATCCAGCATCGCAGAATATAAAGCCTTCCCTGTCAGGCCATCCCAACGAGAAATATCTACAGGCGCATTCCACCAAGCCTCATCCAACACCTCTGAACCAGCACGACGCTGACGAGGTTGACGCACCTGTTTCGAGCGAGGCGACACAGGATTGATGACGGGTTCAACATCTAACCTGAACGATGAATCAAGCAACTCGCCATGACCCTCATGAAACTCAAACGGCTGATCCGGTGCGTGTTGAGGCAGATAGAAAATACGTGCAGGGTCTTTAGTCTGAGGGTCACCAACCAAACCAATACGGTTATGTAACTCAGCCCACACCACACGCCACAACGAAGCAGGCACCTTCTCCGCTAATGGCAAAACAAGGTGATAGTGAGGATCGTCTAGACGATGCGAGTAGGTCGAGTAGGCGAACCATTCCAAACCTTCTAGGTGTGCATGGTCAAACGCTTCACCGTCCATGTCCACCACAAGTGCTTCAACAAACCTGACATTACGGTTACCTCTAGTAGTACCCAAGTCATACTCAACCGGTGACCACAACGCCCCAGCCTGCTTGACTGCGTTCTCCTCATGGAACGACAACAGCTCTTTCAACTGCACCCAAGACGAAGCCAACGGCTTCGGATAAATAGACTTCACATTCTTGAACAGAACTGCCATGACCCCTCCTCCTAGAAGGGTACAGGAAACTCAGCCAAAGTCAAGAATCTTTTAGGGTATTCAAAACCTTCTGAATAGCGTCCAAATATTCCCTAGCAATATTCTCTTTTTCCTTACGGACAGTAGGCCAAAAGAAATACGCCGAACGCCCACGATGGCGCAAGAACTGTTTCGTCCTAGGTCGAGCCTGACCACCGAACTCAGCACCAAAGAACACGTCACCCCTGGTCACCTTCCGCTTACGCTTCCGGTTCGGATTGGACTTAGAAACAAACGCAGACTTCTCACTCAACTTGATAGTCGGGATACGGTCACGCCTAGCCCGCATCCCTTTCATCACCTCAACCGCCTGACTTGAACGGGTGACAGTCGCAGCCTCAGCCTTAGCCTTCTGGTTTAGGTTCTCAGCCACATTCTGTGCAGCCTTACGCATCTCAGTATCAAAGCGTTTATCGGCCTTTGAAGCATCACGCAGAAACTCATAGATACCTTGTATCTGAATTGCATCATTACCACCGGTAATAGTGGCCTGACCTGCTCTACCGAAAACCGCCATACAGCAAGACTACCTGTTCAAATGAATTGCTCTCCAACGCAAATAAGCAAACATAGTGAACAACATTCGAGGGTCTTCTGCCAGCAACACCGAAGGTGCAATACCTGTCTCAACAGACAGGAACGCAATCATCCAATGGGCTGACTTATCTCCAAAGGGACAATCACGGCATCAGCCTGGTTACCCAACTCCAAAGCCTCAATCTCGTTAATCCACGAATCAAAATCTAAACCTGTGCGCTTGGTGCGATGCTCAGAATGCCAAGCCAAGAAACCTAAATCGGTGAGAGTTAGTTCGGCCTCAAACTTTGCAACGCTCTTACTGAACTTCTGTTCAAACGCAATAAAGTCTGGGAACGCAGCAATAATGGTGCGCTTCTTCTGATCCAATGACGACGTTACTTCTAACGCTATTTTCATTTTTCCTCCGCAGGGTTAAGGGTTACTTAGAAAAGTTATGCGCCAGTACCGGTCTTAGTTACAGCACCATCGATTGGGTAGGTCACAGAGGCGGTAGCGATATCGCCAACAGCACCAGCAACAGGAGTCCAAGTCAAAGGAAGAACATTGAATGCGTACTGCGGATTGCTAGAAGATGCAGCAGCAGTTCCGTTTGGCTTGACTGTCATTGCTACAGCAGTACCAGCAGCCCAAGCGTCGTAGAACAACTTCTCAATCGTTGGGTAATCCTGATGCAACTCAAGTGTGATTGAGTTGTCTGCAAGACCTGCGATGCGAGTTACCGCACCAGATGAACCGAAACTTGTTGTAGCAACTTCAGCCTTTGACAGGTTGAGTGTTACTGATGCAACATAGTTTGTGATGTCGGTGTTAGCTGTGCCGAAGGTGACCGCTACGTTAGTGAGAACTTGCTTTGCCATATTGGATACTCCTGCCTTCCGGCACTCGAAGATTTACTATTTAAACTCTACACGCTCGCAGGATTGCGTATCAACTAAGCGTACACCACCACACGGAAGTCAACCATCAGATATGTCGCATCGTTGCCGTCCATCGTGGAGATATTGGAGGCAGACTCAACCAACAGATTTGACACAACCCCGCCCAAAGACCGGTCAGCTTCCAACGCTGCACGAACAGAAGTCGTACCCTCATAAGACAAGTACCCATCCAAAGCAGTCTGAGCTGTGCGTTCCGCAGACCTACCCACGCACACAGACACCACGAAGATATGGGTCACTAGCCCACCACGCATCGCCCCGTTGTAGGTGATTGATTCCAACATAGGCCAAGCGAACGGAGCATTGATATTGTCCGGTTGCTGAGCGTAAGCCCGTAAGCCTGGGATCGTGGCAAGCGCGTTAGAGATACCAGTCTTGATGTCGGTGACAGAGTAACTCATGCAAAAATCCGCATACGACGATACGGCTCGACTAACTGAGCCATATCAGGGTCAAGGAAGCGAGACACACGAATCGCACCCAAGTCACCGAACCCAGCCACACCGAGCGGCGAGTCGTAGCGTTTGAAGATTCGTGAAGCCTGAATGATCGTTGCCTGTGTTATCGGCTCCGGCACAGAAGGCCAACCGAATACAGCAGTCACTTGAACCAAAGCCTGCTCGCCATAGTTCGCATTCACAGTTGGGAACAGGTAATCGCCAACAGCACGAATCTTGTCGTAGCTCCACTCCAACCCATCAAGGTTTCCGTTCAACGGTTCCAACTGATAATCAGAACGAGACCAAGTAATGTCAAAAGTTCCGTCAGCCTGCGACGAAGTTTTTAATGTGATAGCAGTTCCAGCGATGTCATCAATGGAGCAGTAGAAAGAATCCTCAGCCTGATACACACGCGCTGCCGTACCACTCTGCCAGAACTTGCGATTGCAATAACCATCAATCAGACGTGAAGCAGCCCCAACACAGTTATCAATCAAGTCGTCATCAAGGGTGTCAGCGGTACCGATGCGGAGAGCTGCTTTGACCTGGTTGCGTGTGGCGTAGCCATTGGTGATCGTCATGGTGTTCCGATTCTAGTTGATTGACGCAGCACCACGATATGGAACACCCTC